TATTTTAAAAATTGTTTTAAAATATTAATAATTAAATAAAAAATCACAAAGATTATTGCTTTAATAATCTCTTCAAATTAAAATTTCCAAAATAGCCGGAACATGGATTTTTGCCAAGTGTATTTGAAGAATTAAAAGTGTTAATAATAGGAGTTGAGAACACACCATTTTGATCGCCAGCAGTTGACCAGAAACCATAACCAACATAATCTTTATTATATAAGTATGGATTATTATTAACAGCTTGTTGTAATGGTAATACCAAATTATTAACACGAGATGTACTATCAGAACATCCAGGTCTACAATTATTACAAGTGAATCCTCCTTCTGAATCTGGTTCTGAAACGGAACACATACCAACAACAACTTTAGAAACATCGCCATCAAATACATCAATAACTATATTCTGATATGCTTTGATGACATTTTGAGGATCTGTAAAATCGGATGGTTCAGTATTATAAAATTGGACAAAAATGAAATCGATATAATTTTTAATTGCTTTTAACATTGGAACATAAACTTCAGCATGATTATAAAAATAGGGATTTAAATTTTTATCTGTAATTAAATATGCATTCATAGGAGCTTGTGCCATAATAAAATTGGGTCGTTTTTCTTTAATATACATAGTTATATGTATAATAAAATCGATTAGATATTGAGCTCTTTCATCAACTAAGGCATCAGTATCTTCAAGATCCAAGTCAATACCATCAGCACCAATAGATTCGACAATTTCGATTAGTCTATCGGCAACATATTTGTAGGTTGAGCCAACTCGTCCCTCTCTTCTTTCTTCTTCATCAACTTCTGGTCCATAACAGAATGATGATGGTTGTCTTACATTATTAGGATCAGCTGGTTGACAATTATATTTTGCTTGACCAAATTCATTACCAGGTTTGTTAACATATTCTTTAGGATTATCAATATATTTATTGTCTGGTTTGCAGATATAACCGCAACCATTACTTGGTACATTTGGATAATTGGGATCATTACCAACATGATTCCAATCAAAATGATTAAAACTCCATCCACCCATACTAACAAGAACTTTCAAATTGCAATTTTTGGCTTTCATATTTGCAACAGTTTTGGCTGCACTTGAAGCTTCACCTTCGTTATCATACCACCATGCTAACCAAGGTGTACAATATGCAGAACACAAGCCTCCATAATACCTATACGGAACAGCAAAAGCTAAAACAGCATGTGTATAGTTTTGGGGAGCACCAATTTGTTCTCTCTCACCCCAACCTTCGACGAATGCAACCATTTTTTGTTTATTAGTTTCGTTAATAGGCGGATTAATTATTGGGCCTGGACCATTGTCTTCTTGATCATTTTCTCCGGGAACACATGGAAAATTAACACGGCAACAATTTTCTGTACAAACATTATTAGAGTTACATGACTTGTTCTTATCTTTCACCCATACATATACTAAGCTTGAAATGGCACATAAAAGTATGATTATTATTAACACAAAAGCAACAATCATATAGATTAATATATATATACATTATAAAAAATAATTAAAAATAAATAAATATTAATAAAAAATTGAATAGAAATAGGTTAAGAAATATAATTATAAGTATTAGGTACATATAATCAAAATCCATGCTACAGAAATTAAAAAAATTAAAAAAATATATAAACATCAAACTAATGAGGCCATCAAAATATAAAAAATTCGTACTAGACGAATTAAATAATATTTTATATTGTGGTATATCAATTATAATTTTTAGTTATTACGAAAACTGTAATGCACTAAAATTAATTGATGAATATAATTTTATAATTAATATCACAAAACCGATTAATAAAATGTATATTCGTAATGATTATATATATGGTACAAATTATAATATAAGAAATTGCTATAATGAAAATGACATAAAAGAAATGGCAAGATATTTAGATAATTACAAGAATGATTTAACTCATGTGTTTATTGAAGGTAAAATTAATTTCCAAGATATTAATAATCAAAATAATTATATTTATTGGCTTTATAATTCTTATACTCATGGATTGCATATATATAAAAATAATATTTATTTCATAAATTATTTTAATATTCTAAAAAAATATGATATGGAAAATAAACAATTTAAAAAAATATATGATTTCACAACAAAAAAATGTAAAAATATCTATATCAATGATAACATATTTTATGTTATTCAAGATAATAACATGAAATTATATTCTCTTAATAATTTTAAACTTTTAAAATTAATTAAATTAAAGAAATTTAACATAAAACAAAATATGAATTTTTATGTTGACAAAAAATATATTTATATTAATAATGGAGAAAAAGTTTTAATTTTTAATAAAACCAATTGTACTTTATCTCAAACAATAAAATTAGAAGATGATAATGATAATTCGGCATTTATTATTATCAATAATATGTTGTATCTTCAATCAAAACAAACACTTTTAACTTATGATTTGTCAAATATTTTGTAAATAATAATACAAAAAATTGAAAAGTATAAGTCAAACATACTTGAATTATTTTCTTTATTAAAAAATCAAAAATGATGTTAACTTTGTTTAAAAAAATTTATGATGAAATTAGTATTAGGATAATAAAATTACAACCAAGCAAATATAGAAAATTTATTTTTGACGAACTAAATAATTATTTTTGTGTCGATATTTCACGTATAATTATATATTATTATGAAGGCTATGACACTGAAAATTTGATAAACGAATATAATATTAACATAGAAAAGCAAATAAATAGAATGTTTATTTATGAAAATGAAATGTATTTTTCATGTTCTGATTATACCACATATGTTTATAAAAAAAATTATGTTCAAGAGGAATCTTGTTATTTTCATAATTATGAAAATAATTTATTATATTCATTTACTGGTAGTGAAGTATATATTCATGATATTATTACGAAAGATTTATCGTACCAATTTTATTATGATGAAATACGTCACATTTATATTTATAAAGACACAGTATATATATTAAATAGTGTTGATGTGATAAAAAGTTATAATAGATATAATGGTATGTATAAAAAAATATTTGATTTCGGAACGAAAAAATGTATTGATTTTTACATATTTGATGATATATTTTATGTAATATGTGATTTGTGTATTAATTTATATCAATTAGAAGATCTTAAATATTTATCATGTATTACATTAGAAAAATTTGATATTAAAAAAGATCAAAGTATCAGTATATTTGTAGATGAAAAGTATATTTATTTAAATACAGGTGAAAAATTTTTATTAATAAACAAAATTAACAAAATGTTGTTCAAAATGATATATCTAGAAAAAAACAACCAAAATCTAGGATTTGTTATAAAAGACGAAAAATTATATATTTCATCAAATAAGAAATTATTAATCTATAATCTGTTAAATATACGATAAATATTCTGATAAAATTGATTAATCATAAGTTTGAATTATATAAGTATCAATATTTATAATTAAAAATTATGGAAAACTACCTAATAAATATAGTATGTGTCATAATTTCGACATTTAACAAAGATTAGATAATGATAATATCAATATTAAAAAATCTTGTGAAGCTTCATATAATTTTGATTATAAAACATTATAAAATATCAAAAAATAAGACATAGTATTAAAAAACATAAATTTACAAATATATTATACGATTTATTAACAAAAAAATGGTTTCGTCATATGTTAAATTTTTAGAATTTGACACATTGATAATAAGATAGGTTTATAAGATTTCGAAAATGTTAAAAAATTGGGGTTTTATTTACTGATTTTCGTTTTAGTAAAATTAGGTGTCAAAAAAAATTTATTGTTATGAAATTGTATATGTAATTTAAATTAGTTAGACACAAGACAAAACAAAAAAGATGACGATATATGAATTTCAAAAGAAAAATCAACATATGTATATTTGAAGAATGGTCTTAAAAGAATAGGAGAATTAATTACAACTAGTAGAATGGCAAATAAAAATATAATAATATTCTTGGGTTAATGGTTATGATCAAGCAATCAAATTTATTGAAAAAAATCTTTAACAGATAAAAAAAAATAATAATTAATATGTGTAATAACCTAATGAAATTATGCGAATTAATAATTAATAAAATAGATATATTAAAAATAACTAATAATTAGAAGGGACATCAGGAGATGCTTTATCAATAATATTATCAATATTAGATTCCATAAGATCCACTAATTCCTTCATAGTATTAGTATAAATATCTAAAGATAAACATCCACTAATAAATTTATGTTTATTTTGGATGAATAGTTCAAAGGAATTTTGAAATCCGATATTAATAATTAAATTTCTGGAATATTTAGTAGAATTTAATAAATCATGTTCCAAATTAACAAAATCGTAAGATATTTTCAAAATATATGCCAAATTTTCTCCCATTTTTTCTAATTTATTAATGACTTTATTTTCTCCACTACCACCAGAAAGTAACCAGGCTAAAGTCAAAGCTAATTGGCATACTGATCCATATTTATCTATAACAAAATTCATTAAAGAATTTCTCTTAACTTGTTTTAATGTGAGTAGTTTATTTTTAATATTTTCTTTATTTATATTTGGTAAATTAATTTTTAATATATCACTATTTCCAATTTCATTTTCGCAAGGTAGATCATAATTTAATGATATTTTTGAGACTTTACTATTTAATAATATAATACACTTATGAAAAATTTTATTAACAATAGAATTATCAAAATATTGTTGTATTAATTCAATATTTTGGGACAAACACACATTTAATAATCCAATGAGTTCAATAACTAAATCACTATCATATTCCACATTGTCAGTTAATTTAGCGATTAATTCCATGAATTCAATACCCGATGCCATATAATATCCATGATATGTTGTTTTATTTTTAATACCTATAACATTTATAATTGTTAGAAAAACAATACTAGGAATATGCTCAGATTGAGCTGATAAATTATGAACTTTATTTTTGCTTGATTCTGTTAAATTATTAGCTAGACTCTTGTTTTTAATAAATCTTGAGAAACAATCTTGATATCTTGATATTCTGCTCATTATTTAAAATTCATCCAGAAAAAAAAACGTTTTAAAATACGCAAATAAATTAATTATAATTACTTAAATCTTTGGATTTTTAAATAATAGAGGATCTTATTATATCATACATATTGAATAAAATATAATAATTCTGATATAAAAAATTAAATTTAATTAGAATATCAAAAAATTTGTCAAATAAGTTATAAATTAGAAAAATAAATTACTAATATATTATTACTAATCCTGAAAGTCATCGAACTTTTTATATTTATAGATGCAATGTCTTAATTTATAATTATTAATTAAAATAATATTTTATGATCATGGTTATAAAATAATTTTAGATGCTATCGTCTAAAAACACATTTATTTTTTATAAACATGATCTTAAATATAATTTCTCACAAAAAATCACAATAAAAGGTTTTTAATATGTCTAAACATAAAAAATTGGAACATGATTATACTACATCTATTTTTAAAAAGTTCGATGATTTTTATGAATAGTAATAATATAAG